TGTATAAGGCATTATAAGATTAAGTTAATAAATAAAACATAGTAGGATATGACAACAGAACTAAGAGCATTTATAACATCACTAGTACGAACAGCAGCAGAAGCACATGACCGAAGTGAAAGAAGTGCTATCTTAAGTGCAGTACATACAGCTTTAGATAACGCAGGTTACGTCAGAGGAGAAGAGAGAGGACAGCTATTAAGAGAATGTGGAGTGCCAGAAGGTAACCACTAATTTAACTCAGTTATATGAAAACATTAGTAATCAGAGAAGATGAAATCACATGCCAAGTTTGTGGAGTAGAAGGCGAGCGATTATCGTTTGATGACGGCACTGTACAAGTGCAACACCCAAAAAGATATAACGAGAAAATAAACCAGTACGTGACCCCAGTTTGTAAGTACGTTCACAAAGAAACAAAATAACGGTGACTATGACCAATAGATAATAGAAGTTATCCACAATCGCTTATTGCAAAAAGCATTGTATAAGGGATAATAAAAGTAAGGAGGGCTTAATAGCTCTCCTTTGTCGTTTATACATTAAGACCAATAAATATGAAACGTAACAACAAAGCAAAGAAGTATGTAGAGAAATCATTTATGTCAACAGCAAAGACAGCAACCAAGACTTTGCTAATAGGAATGGTACTAGGAGGTTTATGCTTGGAGTATTATCAAAATGCAAGTCAGCCTATCGTGGTGCTGAACACAGCTCTGGCTGAATATGAAGAGCCAGCTCCAAGAGAAGTAAGAATCAAAATAGACAGGTCAGACTGGGACACTCAAAGAATCCAGCAAGAAATACTTAAAGAGTTACCAGTAATATTTCTTGAGATTGCCAGATGTGAGTCAACTACTAGGCAATACTATGCAGGGACAGATGACTTTGTTCGGGGAATGGTTGATGAAGACGATACAGGACTCTTCCAAGTCAACAAGAGATACCACTCAGAACGCTCTAAAAGCCTCGGTATGGACATTGAAGACACACTCGGTAACATTCTATTCACAAGATATTTATACGAGAGAGATGGCCTTTCACCATGGAATGCGAGTAAAGCTTGTTGGGGATAACTCTTATTGCTTTTTTGCCTATTATAAGGCATTATATAAGCATAACCAATAACATAGCATAGTAGGATATGAAAACATTTAAATCAAGAAGGGCAGAGATGAAGTTCACAGAGATATTAGAGGCACTCCCAACGAAGTATGCAAGAGACTCATATACAGAGAAAGTAAAAGCTTTGCGAGATGACAAAGTAACCTCTGAAGATGGAAAGTATACGGAGTTTCTGGTAACAGAAAAAGAGCTTATAAGCTTGGCAAGTCAGATGATAGTAAAAGCTTAAATAATAAATAGTATGGATTCAAACAAGTTACCAAAAGATTTAGAAGAGGAATTAGCTAGGGCAACAAAGGTACTAAGCTGTTTCTTTTTAGAAATGGAAGATAAGAACTGTTCAGACACACTGATAAAACTCGTTGGAATGATTGGCATGACTTCAGGTAAACAGGACTTTGTCGAAATCAGTTTAAGGCGAACTACCAGAGAGCAGGTTGAGGACAAGACATTTGTTAATGACTCAGACTTCACCGAAAATGTATTGCTGATGGATAACAGGAAGGCATTAGAAAAAGGCAAGTATTCAGACCACCAAGAAAGAAAGGGTTAATAATAAATAATATATATATGAAGAAAACATTTGACGAGATGTACCAAAAGATGTCATTAAAAGCAGATTCTGCGGTAGAACAAAGTATAAAAATGGCAGAGAAGATTTGCGAACAAACTGGAGAGGAGTTTAGTCTTACAAAAGCTATGAGCGTAGGGAGGTCTAGTTATGCAGACCTGTTTGTTATTAACGTATTGGCTGAAGAGTATGGAGTCGACACAGAAGAAATCATGGAGCTGTTTACAGACGCTCAGATTTTTGCAGTAAATAAATTTGAAGAGAAAGCTCTTGAGTTAATGGAAGAAATAAATAATACTAAATAAATATGGAAGAATTAAGAGAAGAAGACAGCAAGTTTAAGAGAGAAATGGTAGACGAGATATTGGCGTATATAAGAGAAAAGACTGGAGCTTCAGGCATAGTCTTAATGCTCGCAGACTCACAAATGCCTTGCCCAGATTCAAGAAGTGGAGAAGGTTGTACTCATGGAGGTCACGAAGTCGTTGTGTCAACAGAAGGTATCTCAAAGGCTATGATTATAGAAAACATTAACGCACTGGTATCCTAAAACTTATTAAGATTCATACCAGTTACTAACATGCTGGGTGTTGCCAAGAGGCTGTAGATGGAGGTATAATGCTTTATACAAGGCAACCAACTATCTAATTAGGCCTCCGAGAATCAGCCTCCAATGCTATGGTTCTCGGAGTTCTGACTAGAATGTTCGAGAGGATTTGTTAAAGAAGAATACGGCATTGCGGTCAGAAATTGGGCTAGACAGGCTTCGACTGTTATTTGAAAACTACATACTGATGAGGTAGGAGTACCTTAAACTCAAACGATACTTGCAAAAGAATCAATCGCTAGTCCATATCAAGCGTTCCTCGGAGTGCTTGGACTAAATACTTCATACCAGTTAGCATAGGTGTGACGGGAGCTATGGATTCTATCTACATAGTTTTTGTTATATAAGATAGAACAACACCCCAAAAAAAGTACGAACAAAACCCTGTAGCTGTGGAGACTACTACAAGTTCATTCATCGCTTAGAAGTATGTAGAGTATAAAATGACAGGACGGGAGTTCAATTCTCCCCTAGTCCACCAACTAATTTAATATATGAACAAAAAATATCTTATTCAAAAGGTTGTTTCAGCAAAGAACATTACTCAGGCATTAAGACTTGAGAAGGAATCAGAGATTGAGTTTATTGAATTACTACCGAACAAAAAAACTAATAACAGGATTGGCTTTCATCAGGATATCCAGCATGATAATGGGAGAGATGATATAGATTATGATTAGTGATAAAGAGACAGAAGCCAAAATAGCAGACAAGATATGGCGTATGCACAACCTGTACTTTATACAGACAAAGGACTCTAGACTGATTCCTATGCCTCTTAATGAGGCTCAAGAAGACTATTTAAGGAAGCGAAAGAAGCGAAACTATATACTCAAAGCTAGGCAGTTGGGATTCTCGACTTTGGGTTTGATAGATTTGCTCGATGAAACTATTTATAACAAGAACGTAAACACAGCTATAATTGCTCACGAGAAACAAAAGGTGATTAAGCTATTTGAGATTATTAAGCGAGCCTATGAAAACTTGCCAGATGACCCAAGATTTAAGCCAAGAGTATCTATTGAGAACAGAAACGAGTTGTATTTTCCAGATATTGGCTCAAAGATATACGTCACGATTGATACTCGTGGAGAAACTGTCCATAATCTTCACATATCAGAGTTAGCTTTTATTACTAATTCAGAACAAAAGCTCGCTGCAACACTGGAGTCTGTCCCTAAAGACGGCATGATTACTTACGAAACGACTGCCAATGGAATGGCGAACTATGCTTTTCAGGAGTGGAACGAAGATAACTCTGAGTACGAGAAGTTTTTTTATAACTGGTTGTGGGATAAAGAATATACACTTCCAACTGATAGGACTATGGAAGACTTGGTCGAAGAGTACAGAGTCTTGGCTGTGCAATATGAACTAATGGCAGATGCACCAGAGAAATATAATCTAACTAAAGGTCAACTTAACTTTTATTTAAGTAAAGTCAGAAGGCACAAGAAGCTCGTCAGACAAGAGTATCCGTTTAATGCAATCGAGGCATTTATCTCAAGTGGTCTTGGAGTATTCTCTCAAACTGATATCGCAAAGCATGATGCAATACCGCCAGACATGAGAAAGTGGCAAGACTGTTTAGTGTGGGAAGAACCTATGCAGGGATTCAGGTATGTAGTCGGCGTAGACAGCTCAGAAGGATTGGGACAGGACAATGCCGTTATACAAGTATTAAACGCTTCAACAGGGAATCAGGCTGCTGAATACGCCACGCCTAACATACCGCCAGACCAACTTGGAGCGTATGTTATAGAAATAGGAAAATGGTACAACAATGCTTTAGTAGTGCCAGAAATTAACTCTTCAGGTATTTCACTCATCGACCATATCAAGACAAAGTATTACAATATTTATAAGCGAGAAGTATTTGATAAGAGAAGTAAGGAAAGAAAAGAAATGCTCGGCTGGAGAACAACAGGAACAACGAAGCCTATCTTGGTAAATGATTTAGAAGAAGCGGTTCGTGAAGAGTACATACACGTTAATTCAGAAGACGCTCTTAAAGAGATGCAAACATTTGTTCGGACATCTCAAACAGGTCATCAAGGATATGGAGCTGAAGGTTCAAACAAAGACGATAGAGTGATTGCTTTAGGACTAGCCTATCAGGGTATCAAATGGCAACCACGTATGAAGAAACCAGAGACAGTTGCTCAACAAAAATTAAGAGAATACATAGAACTTAAAGGATTAAAGAAAGACTTTGGAGAAGAGAAAGCACATAGCATGCTTAAAGATAGAAAAA